CAAATGGCAAAAGACGGACAAGCTAAAGTTTGGTTATTTAATGTGCCAGAAGAATTACAGCAAGGTGTGGCGGAAGAAAGAACAAGTGCTGCCGTTAGAATGCAACGTGCTGCTGACAGACAACGTGCCAAGAGCGATGCCAGTTTGCGCCGCACTCCGAGTAGTATTCCCAAAAAAGAAGAGCCAAAGAAAGCAGACAAAACTGTTCCAGTAAGCGAGGACGTGCAGAACATTATGGATGCTCTTATCAATAAGATCATAGTCAATGAAGCAATACAAAATTACAAGCGATAATATTCCGCAAAAGAGTGAGGATGACTGCTATCTTGCACCCGAAGATCCTGTCCACGAACTTGTGTCTGCGGCTATTATGGATGGATTAGGTGGGCAAGAACGGTTAGCAGCATATCGCGCCTCATTGCGTCAGCCTGTTGTAGGTAGTAATAAAGGACAAATACAACGAGAACAGAATATTCGTCCCGGCACTGAGGAATGGTTTCAACTCTGGTTTGGTCGTAATAAATAACATACTATGGATAAATTAATTCAACTCACCCGCATCGGATTTGGCACAACTTTTAGTTTTTACGTGAAGGTGCATTCGTTTCATTGGAACGTGGAAGGATCGGACTTCTACGAATATCATAAACTGTTTGAAGAAATCTATACAGAAGTCTACGGTGCTATAGACACATACGCAGAAAATGTGCGTAAACTAGGAGGATATATTCCCACCAGTTATCATAATCTCAGCATGTTGACCAAGATACAAGATGAAGATCGTGTGCCCAGTAAAGATGAAATGATACAAGAATTGCTGCAAGACAGCGAACGTATACAGATTGTTCTCAAGAAAAACTATGATGCTGCCGAAGCTGCTGGTGAACATGGACTCTCAAACTTCCTTGCAGAACGCATGGATAATCATAGAAAACACGCATGGTTTTTACGTGCAAGTTTAAAAGGATCAGTATAATGAGAGCCAAAGAGTTTATTACTGAGTTGAGTGTTAAGCCTGGTGGAAAAAGACATCCACATCATGTATCTGCTAGCCAAGGAAGTTTATTGGCGCGAGATGTTGGTGGTTTTGACCGTACCTATCATATGAATAGGTTATTGATGGCTGCTGCAATGGCTGATGGCGCCAGTAATAAAGCAGTGGATATGGATGATAGCAGTTTTGTTGAAAAATACAATGTTGTTTTTCCATACACAGACATAGAACACATGATGATGATGCAGGCCATGGCCACTATTCCTACTGATGGTGGAGAACTGGACAAGCGTGCCAAGAGCACAGAACCGGATGATACACATACTGTAAGTCCGGTAGCAAATTGGATGAAAACAAAATGAACAATGAATTTAAAAAGACTATAGGTAAAAATCAAACTGTTTATACATTAGAGAGTACAACTGCTGGCAGTTCTAGCACAGGAGCAAATGCTACAATAAGTAAGCCAGTGGGCGGTGTTCATAGTCGTGGGCAAATAGTAACCAGTGGTGCTGAGAAGAAAGTTCCAGCAAGTACACCTAGAAACTTTGTTGCTAAAAATGCCAAGACTGGCGGTGCTGGTGCGCATAGGGATAAAAAGCGAGACATGAAGCAAGGTGTTGTTAAACACAAAAAGCCGTTTATGGAAGACCATAGCGATGTCACTGGTGGTTATGGACAAGGAAGTTATGATACCTATGCAGGTAGCAATCATGGACGCGGTGTTGCAGAAGAGGATGATACAGAACAAGAAATTGGTATGGCTGGTAGTGAATTGTATGGCATTGCCAAACATGCAAAAGAATTATTGGCGCTGGTTCGTCAACACGGTCAGTCGCAAGGACTAGAGGCTTGGCAACAGAGCAAGATTACCAAAGCCGCAGATTATCTAAATGCTGTTCTACAAAGCCTAGACTACGATACCAACGGTAAAGATCAAGGTGTGGCGGAAGGCTTGAGCAAGCGTGATCAAAAGGATGTGGCTGCTATTCGGGCCGCTATAGAAAGATTACAAGCACAACTCAAACAACCTAATGCTGACAAGGCTGCTATCCAACAAAGTATTGCCCACGAGCGGAAGCGACTAGCATTGTATAAGCAAGGTGTGGCGGAAGAAGGTTCAGAAAACAAATATTCTAACTTATCTAAACGCGGAGTAGATCGTGGAATAAATCGTGCTGGTGATGATTTTAACAGAATGCTGGACCTTGACCAAGCAGAATCACCACATTATAAAACACAACATCAACAAGATACAAAGCAAAGACTAAAAACAAAACCCATGGCAGGTCCCAAAGGTGTATTACCAGAACAAGGTGTGGCGGAAGAGTGGAGTCAAAAGTATAAGAGCAGTATCAACTGTAGTCATCCAAAAGGTTTTAGTCAAAAGGCTCACTGTGCTGGTAAGAAGAAGCATGAAGAAAGCATGATGACAATGGAAGCAACTTGTCCAGACTGTGGTATGTGCCAAACACACGGCAATGTTATGGAAATCAAGAAAGGCGCCAAGGACTCTAACGGTTTTACCAAATGCTGGCCTGGCAAACATGCTGTAGGTACTAAAAAGGGCAAGAATGGCGGACAGGTACGTGACTGTAGGCCTAATGAAGGTGTGGCGGAGGGTGAATATAATCCTGATACTTTTGTGGGTAAAAAAGGAACATACAAGGGCTATGGTATAACACAGGAAGGACCAAGTCAATGGGGTATCAGTTCCAGTGCTAAAAAATTTACCACGCTGGCGGCTGCCAAACGACATATTGATAAGGTCTTGGTAGTGTCAGAGCAAGGTGTGGCGGAGGCATTGGACTCTAACTTTGTTGGATTTATGAATAAAACACTAGGTCAAAAGACTGATACTCCAACAGCCAAATCTCCCATGCCTGACTTTATGAAAGGTGCTCCAGTTGCTGGTTTAGATACTATGGGTTATAAGGCTGCGTTAAACTTTGGTATGAAAACCTTAAACAAACTTACACCTACACAGAAGACTAAATTGTCCATTAAAGGTGAAGATGGAGTTGTTAACTGGCTAGCAAATCAAGCAAAAAAACAAGGGCTGCTAATTACTGACGAAGGGGACGAAGACAATCAAGGTAAATTTATGCAGGAAGATTTAGATGAAGTTCAAGATTTCCTGCCGGAAGTATTCCATGACCCCGCTATTAAATCCTGGGCGTTTGTGTTAACAGACGGGGAACCTTTACCCAAAACGCCAGTAGCAGGCCCATTTAAAGTAATCACCAATCCAGGTATTCCTGGTCAGAACGGATATGCCAATGCTGAATGGAAAACCATAGATACATTAGAAAATTTGTCCGATGCTAGAGAATTGGCACAAGGACTGGCAAAAAGAAATCCCAAGCAGTTTGTTGCTATTTCGGCTGCTAATGGAAAGAGTGCAGGTATCTATTGGCCCGGAGAAGGATGGAAGGGAATAAACGAAGGTGTGGCGGAAGGCATGGATCCTGACCAGCGAGCAAGATTAGATGACTTAATTGATCAATATAGAACTGCATCTGATCCGGAAGCATACTACGGTCTTAATGATGAATATGGCGACCCCGACGAAATCATTGGTCAGATAAGACAAGAGTTTGGTGACAACATTGCCAGCAAGGTGGAAGCGGGCACCGACAAGATGCATTACCCTCGTCAAGGTCACTCACAGGCTTATGATAGATTAAGTCAAAAAGATCCGGTGGATAGAACTACCAAAGGTGGTAAGATGTTTAAGCAGGATAGTGATTTTAGAAAAAATAACATCGCTGCTAAATTTCGAATGAATGGTAAAAAAGGACCACTTCCACTACCAGAAGGTGATGCTTATATGGAATCACTACATGCCATGCTAGAACGGTCAGTAAGCCAAGCACAACACAACCTAATGGTGGGTGTTGCTCACAATCCACAATTTGCACAAAAAGTAAAAGTCAAGCAAAAGGTTGGACAAGAATTTGCCCAAGCAGATGTTGGTCGTGATATCAGCAAGTTGCCAGTACGTGTACCTAAGAAAAAATGAGACTTTCAGAGTTTGATCAGCAAGACTACGAGATACGCAATCTAAAAAAGTTAGATGGCATCCTGGTCAATCTTTGTAAAATGATCGTCAGTCATCAAGAACGGGATAGCGAACGTTACGGTATGGTGGCAGCCGCTGTATTAGATCCCAATAACAATATTGTAGCACGAGTAAATCTTCCACATGAAGATGGAACAAGGATTCATGCTGAGAGAGCAGCAATGATGGCTTACGAAAACAAGTATGGTGAAATTCCCAAAGGTAGTATTATTATCACTACACTAAGTCCCTGCAATGAACACAGCGATGTTACTGCACAGAGGAGATACGGTGAAAGTTGCACTGAGTTAATTAACAATTCTACGGTGCATAAAGTATATTGTGGATACACAGATCCAAGTCAAGGTGATGATGCACATGACGAACACAATTTTACCATGCAAGAAACCAACAACCCAGACATTAGAAGATTGTGTAAGAAGTTTGCCGATACATTTTTAAAAGATGAACTAGATGAATCTGCGGCCTGGCATCGTAAAGCAGGTAAGAGCAAGTCTGGCGGATTAAATGCCAAAGGTGTTGCTAGTTATCGTAGGGAGCACCCTGGTAGCAAACTACAGACAGCAGTGACTACCAAACCCAGTAAACTAAAGCCAGGTAGCAAGGCAGCCAAACGTCGTAAAAGTTTCTGTGCTAGAATGTCAGGCGTTGAAGGACCTATGAAAAAGCCCAACGGTGATCCAACACGCAAAGCACTAGCTTTGAGAAAATGGAATTGCTAATATGTTTAAAGAACATCAATTAAGACAAGATTGGTCGCAGGATTTGCCAAAATATTATTTTGATAATAGTCCTTTCAAAACTCACCTGCTAAATGCATTGAGTATTACATTTCCACATGGTGAAAGATTTTTCATTGATAGTGTAAAACACTACAAGGATCAAATAACAGATCCTGCACAGTTAGAAGCAGTATCAGTATTTGTCAAACAAGAAAATTGGCATCGGTATGTACATCAACAGTACAATGCCTGGTTATCCAAGCAAGGATTACCTGCTGAACATTTGGAAGAATTAGCATTGGCCGAGTTGGAATGGACCAAAGAAAAATTAGGACATCGTGGATGTTTAAGCGTAACTGCCAGCATGGAACACATCACGGCTATATTTGCAGAATATCTCCTAAAGCATCGCGAATTACTAGATAGTATGCATCCACATTTTCGTCAAATATGGATCTGGCATTCAATTGAAGAAATTGAACACAAGGCAGTGGCCATGGATACATTGAATGCTATAGGCAGTAATAGACGTCGTAAGGCCATGATATTAACCGTGCTAAACTTTATATGGAATATTGGTAAAAATACCGTTGTACTGCTCCATGCTGATAAACAGTTATACAAATGGCGCACCGTAAGAGATGCAATATCATTACTGTTTAGTTTTAAAAATGGACTGATTATAAAACTAGTTGCTCCATGGTTAACTTTTATGAAAAAAGATTTTCATCCAAATCAGCACGACACCACTGAGCTATTATCAAAGTTCAGCAAGGCCTAAGATGCGTATCAATGAACTATTTGAGAATTTTGCCGATGGTAAAAATCCAGGCCGCAAAGGTCTTGCTAAACGATCAGGTGTCAATACCAAGGCCAGTGTCAGTAGTTTGCGTAAAACTGCTAAAAACAGTTCAGGTGAAAAACAACGCATGGCCCATTGGCTAGCCAACATGAAGGCCGGCAGAGCCAAAAAGAAATGAAAATATCCGAATTGCTAGTAGAACAACAGGCAACTGACGAAGGCCTTGGTCGAAATATTGCAGGCGCTGCACTGGCCGGTGCAATGGCATTAGGCGGGGCAGGTGCCAAGGCTAGTAATGCTCCACAGGATTATCAAAATGATCCTATCAATGCCATAGTACAACAGAAAGAGACTGAAAAGTTAAATGCTATAGATCGTGCCAAGTTGCAAGATATATTAAAACTCATGCAGGCCGATAAGGATGCAGAAGTTGCGCAACAACCAAAGTCGCAACCTATGTCTCCTGCTGCTCAAGCTGATCCTACTAAGAATTTAAATCCCGGTGCCGCTCGACCAGATTTTACCGTACCAGGCGCAGTGAAGCCCAATGTAAAACTACCAGCAAGGCCAATTACCAAACCAGCAGCACCAACGGCCTATAAACCTATTACAGGAAAACCTGCAGAAACTGCTCTACATAACTTTGCTGTCAAGGTAGGGTTAAAGGGCAATGAACTTGCAGCATTTATGGGACAGAGCGCACACGAGTCAGATGGTTTTAAAACTGCTGAAGAATACGCAAGTGGTGAAGCATATGAAGGGCGCAAAGATCTCGGCAATATCTACAAAGGCGATGGTAAAAAATACAAAGGTCGCGGATTTATACAAATCACAGGCAGAGCCAACTATACGGCTGCCGGTAAGGCCTTGGGATTGGATTTAGTCAATCATCCAGAACTTGCAGAAAAACCCGTTAATGCTGCCAAAGTTACCTGGTGGTATTGGAAAAATAGAGTAAGACCCAACATTGGTAACTTTGATAATACCAAGGCCGTTACCAAAAAAATCCAAGGTGGTTCAGGTGGTTTAAAAAGTCGCGAGAAATATACTCAAAGTTTTAAGTTGGCGCAGAAATAATTTAATCTGCCTTGACATATCTCCTTGCGTAGTTTATACTAACTAACAAGGAGATTTTTTATGAGTAAAGCATTCGGAGCGCCTGAACAGGCAAAAATTAAACAAATCGTTGCAGAAGGCATGACAGTGATGCAGGAAATTGCAGACCTCACTGAAGGACTCAACGAAACAATCAAAGCAGTAGCAGAAGAACTAGAAGTAAAACCCAGTGTAATTAAAAAGGCTATTCGCATCGCACAAAAAGATCAATGGGACAGTGTATATCGAGATTTTGATGATCTTGAAACCATTGTTGACATTAGCGGCCACTCACACCGCCGCGAAGAATGATTATGCAAATTAGGCACTCAGAACCATCAACAATATGTTCCGTAGATGATGATGTTCAACCAAATCAATTCTTATTTGATTTGGCATTAAAAGCAATACAAACTGCTGGGTTTGAAACAATATCTTTGTCCAGTAACAGCCTAAAAATTCACGATAGTCAGTGGATCAATATATTCCCAGGAGAACATTATAGAATTTTAAGAGCATTTTCTAAAATTTTAGATGCCTCTTGTATTATTGAAATAGGAACATATACCGGTGCGAGTTCTGTTGCGTTTTTACAAGGTAATGATCATGGTGTTACTCATACATTTGATATTTTTCCATGGCATGAAAATACTTCACATATTACCAAAGAAAATTTAGATTCTGGAAGAATTGTTTATCATGTTGCAGATTTAACTACACCAACTTTATTTTCACAATACAGAGATTTATTGAATCAGGCTGATATCATATTTTCAGATGGTCCAAAAGATGGCATTTTTGAAAATAAGTTTTTGGCGTTGTCAACACAATTGGATCCAAAGCCCAACAAGTTGCTAATACTAGACGATACCAAAGTATTGCGTAATGCAAATATGATAGAAACTTGGCGTCGTATACAATCACCTAAACTGGACATAACTTCATTTGGACACTGGTCTGGAACTGGTATTATTGATATTAGTGACTCTTTAAAATTTATTATTTAAAATTAACAAATTCAATGTGTATGTTAGTTAATGAGAAATAAATATTATCAAGAAAGGTTGGATCAGCCATAATTGATCACAAGACGGTCAGTGAGCCATAAATCACGAGGAGGAAAAATATGAGTTATGTAGATGCGATCTGGGACCGCGAAAAAGACATCATCAAGGTTGTCGAACGCGATCCAAAGAAGGGCAGAATTTATCAAGAATTTGCTGCCAAATATATGTTTTACTACCCAGATCAACGGGGCAAGTATAAATCAATACACGGTGAAAATCTCACCAAGGTCACAGCACGTAGTTGGAAAGAATTTGTCAAAGAACAAAAAATCCACAGTGGATACAAACTGTATGAAAGTGACATCAATGCAGTATTCCGTAGTCTAGAGGAAAACTATCTAGGCCGGGATGCTACAAAACTAAATGTAGCGTTTTTTGACATTGAGGTGGACTTTGATCCCGAACGTGGCTATAGCACTCCCGAAGATGCTTTTATGCCAATTACTGCGATTGCTGTTCACCTACAATGGTTAGACACACTAGTATGTCTTGCAGTTCCGCCAAAGACTCTGACCATGGAGCAGGCAACTGAACAGGTTAAAGACTTTCCCAATACTATCTTGTTTGAAACAGAAGCAGAAATGCTAGATATGTTTCTTAATCTAATTGAAGATGCAGATGTACTAAGTGGGTGGAACAGTGAAGGATACGATATTCCTTATACTGTTAATCGTATTACCAAAGCCCTGAGTAAAGAAGATACTCGTAGGCTATGCTTATGGGGTCAGATTCCCAAGAAACGAGAGTATGAGAAATATGGAAAAAAGGCTATTACTTATGACCTTATTGGTCGTGTTCATCTGGACAGTCTCGAGTTGTACCGCAAGTACACCTATGAAGAACGGCACTCATATAGACTTGATGCAATTGGAGAGATGGAAGTAGGCGAAACCAAGACAGTCTACGAAGGCACCTTGGATCAACTATACAATAATGACTTTCGCAAGTTTATCGAATACAACAGACAAGATACTGCCTTGTTGGACAAACTAGACAAGAAATTAAAGTTTATTGACCTTGCCAACACCATTGCGCATGAAAATACCGTGTTGTTACCTACCACTATGGGTGCAGTAGCAGTAACTGAACAGGCCATTGTTATCGAAGCACATCACAGGGGTATGATAGTGCCAAGTCGCCCCAAACGCGACGAAGATGAAAGCACACAGGCAGCAGGTGCTTATGTAGCATATCCTAAAAAGGGCTTGCATGACTGGATTGGATCAATGGACATTAATAGTCTGTATCCAAGTGTGATTCGTGCATTGAACATGGGTCCAGAAACTATTATAGGACAATTGCGTCAAGATTATACACAGGTTGAAATTGATGCCAAGATGGCAAAAGGTAATAGCTTTGCTGCTAGCTGGGAAGGTAAGTTTGGTAGTAATGAATATGAGTTTGTTATGGCCAAAGATCGCACACACGATATTACCATTGACTGGGAAAATGGCGAAACTGATGTCATGAGTGGCGCACAGATCTATGACTTGATGTTTGATAGCGGCAAGCCCTGGATGATCAGTGCAAATGGTACAATCTTCACACATGAGTTTGAAGGTATTATTCCCGGACTGCTAAAGCGTTGGTATGCTGAACGTAAAGAAATGCAGGCCAAATTAAAAGAATGTATCAAGGCTGAAAACAAGATTGAAGAAGAATATTGGGACAAACGACAACTGGTCAAGAAGATTCTGTTGAACAGTTTGTATGGTGCTATTCTTAATGCAGGATGTAGATTCTTTGACAAACGCATTGGACAATCAACTACACTAACAGGTCGTGCCATTGCTCGGCACATGGCAGGCAAGGTAAATGAAGTAATCACAGGTGAATATGATCACGTGGGCAAGGCAATTATCTATGGTGATACAGACTCTGCATATTTTTCAGCATATAACAGTCTTAAAACTGATATCAACAAGGGCTTGATTCCTTGGGATAAAAACACAGTGGTACAATTGTATGATACTATATCCGATGAAGTGAACTCAACATTCCCACAGTTTATGAGTGATGCATTCCACTGTCCAAAATCACGTGGTGAAGTTATCAAGGCTGGTCGTGAGATTGTTGCTATCAAAGGCCTGTTCATTACCAAGAAGCGTTATGCTGTTCTTTATTACGATAAAGAAGGCAAGCGTAGTGATGTGGATGGCAAGCCAGGTAAAATCAAGGCCATGGGCTTGGATCTGAAACGTAGTGATACTCCAGAATTTATGCAGAACTTTTTAAGTGAAATTCTTGACAAGGTACTTAATGGTGCTGAAGAAAAAGAAATCCTTGATCGTATTGGCGAATTTAGAACTGAATTTAAGGCCAGACCGGGTTGGGAGAAAGGTAGTCCCAAGCGTGCCAATAACATTGCGGAATATCAAGAGAAAGAAAAGAAGGCAGGCAAGGCAAATATGCCAGGACATGTTCGTGCCGCTATCAACTGGAATACACTAAAGCGTATGAATGGTGACAAGTATAGTATGGGCATTGTTGATGGCATGAAGGTTATTGTGTGTAAGGTTAGAGCAAACCCCCTGGGCTATACATCAGTGGCATATCCAGTTGACGAAATGCGCTTACCAAAATGGTTCCAGGAACTACCATTTGATCATGCCGAAATGGAAACTACCATTATCAATAACAAAATTGATAATTTAATTGGTGTGCTAGACTGGGATCTAAATAGCACTACTGAAACCAATACTTTTGGCAAACTTTTTGACTTTTAATCAAATTAAACGTTGACAAACTCTGCTAATCTAAATATAATATATCTAACAAGGAAATTAAAATGAAATCAATTTTACAGGACATCGTGGCTCATACTAACAAATTGGGCTTTCTCAATATTGTTAAAATTACTGGCACTGATAGCAAAACACTAATCGACAGTATGGCCGATGACCGTAGCGTTATCATGTATGCCGAAACTGCCGCTCCATACGAAGGCATGGTTGGTACTTTTGGTATGCCACAATTGGAAAAACTTCGCTATCTATTAGATGGTCGGGAATATCAAGAAGATGCCAAAATTGAAGTAGTGACCGCTGATCGTAACGGCGATACTATTCCAGTGGGCTTGCACTTTGAAAATAAAGACGGCGATTTTAAAAACGATTATCGCTTTATGAATCAAGAGATCATCAATGAAAAACTAAAGACTGTCAAGTTCCGTGGTGTCAAGTGGGATGTAGAAGTTGCTCCAACAGTAAGTGCTGTGCAACGTTTCCAATTTCAAGCAGGTGCCAATACTGAGCATACAACATTCTTGGCCAAGACTGATGGCGGCAATTTGAAGTTTACATTTGGTGATGTAAGTTCACATGGTGGTGAGTTTATTTTTGCCACAGGTGTTACTGGTAATTTAAACAAAGGTTGGACATGGCCAGTTGCCAGCGTATTGGCAATTCTTAAAATTGCAGATGCCAACAATGCCATGGTAAGTTTCTCTAATGAAGGTGCTATGCAGATTACACTGGATAGCGGTCTTGCAACTTACAAATACATTATCCCAGCAAACGCATAATGAAAAATAGACCACCAGTTGATTTATCGCCCCTTAATAGGGACTATGCCTGTTATTTGCCAGCAATCTCCTCGTTCTATAGCACCTATGTTGCTAAACAACGTCTAGAAGAATTTGTTCCTAAAGATCGTATCCCTGCAGGATTTGATCGCGGTATTGAAGGTATGAACTTTCTCAATGCCGAACAAGGTTACTTTACTTACAAATACGGTTTGTATTCTGCAGGTCATGCCCAACTTGATCTTAACAAGAGTCTAGTGCAAGAAAGTATGATTCAAGATCGAGATCATGCCAACACCATGATACTTGGTGACTCAGGTGGATACCAGATTGGTAAAGGTATTCTAAAGTTTGACTGGTTAGACTTTGAAGGCGCTGCTGCAAATAAAACTCGTGATGATATTATTGCATGGCTGGAACTTACAGCAGATTGGTCAATGATGTTGGACGTTCCAACTTGGGCATGTGATAAAAACAATCAGCCAAGAACTGGATTGAAAACACCTGAAGATTGTTTGGAAAAGACAAGATTTAATAACGCATACTTTTTGAAGAATCGGCTTGGTAAGACCAAATACTTGAATGTGTTGCAAGGCAATGACTGGCATAGCGCACAGTCTTGGTACGAAGGTGTCAAGGAATTTAGTGATTCTGCTGTCTGGGGAGACAATGCAGCAGAGGGTTGGGCCATGGGTGGTGTCAATATGAGCAAGATGGACATTACACTAAAGCGCCTTATGATCATGCGCGAAGAAGGTATGCTTACAGGCAAGAACTGGATTCACTTTTTGGGCACAGCACAGTTAGACTGGGCCTGTTATCTTACATCAATACAACGACAACTAAGGAAACATATCAATGAAGAAGTTACCATATCTTTTGACTGCGCCTCACCATTTGTCGCAACAGCGCACGGACTTGTCTACACAAATGCAATCCACACAGCGAAAAAGTTCGGTGTTGTTATGGAAAAAGCCCCAGACAATAAAGAACTCTCAGGAAGTGATATACCGTTCCCGTTTGAAAGCGAAATTGGACGTCGTTTAGTCATGGGTGACATCTGTCATTACGATGCCGGTGTTCCAAAGACTCCAGCAGAATTGGGTCTTGATGACAAGGGAAAACAAATCAAGTTTGATCTAACTAAACCAGAACACTATACTGTTGTTCCCAAGATGAACAAGATCAACAAGATTGGTAGAACATCTTGGGATAGCTTTGCTTATTCCTTGTACATGGCACACAATGTTTATTGCCATATTGTAGCAGTACAACGAGCAAATCAATTGGCAGATATTGAAAGTGCTAGATTTAAACCCGACTGGCGCAATTGGAAAAAACTAAATGCTAAAGATTCAGTTAGTGATCAATTTAGTGAATGGGTTCCTCGCAATGTATTATACTTTGATCAATTTGTACAAGAACTATTTGCCACTAAAACACTAGACGAAGCTATGGCTTTATTGGAACATCCAACTGCCAAGGCATTTTTAATTAGTCTAGCCGGATCAAGAAATACATCAGGCGGTAATAGTGACAATTTAATTAGTCAACTATTCCAATTTGACGAAGTTACTCGCGCAGAAGAAATTGATCTTTCTGACGCAGATGACGAACAACTACGAGCACTCGAACAACAATTAGGAGAATAAAATGGCAACAACAAAAACAGTAAGCACACTCGGCGACAAGCTGACCAAAGTTAATGAAAACTTTTCTGTCAATATGTACGACAATGGATACATGATTGAAGTCAGTGGCCGCAACAAAAAGGGCGATTATACCACTGCTAAAATCATGTGCTCAAATATTGAGCAACTGGTAGTATTGGTACAAGAAGCATGTACTATGGAAAGAGACAGTTGAAAATACGGTTGCATCCAGGCAATATTTCTGCTATACTAATATTATGAATAGAGATTATACAACAGGCACAGCAGACAATGTGCAGTTTTTTACGGGCACGGAAGTAGAACATACTCCAGCATTTGGAAAGCTGACATTGTTTGTAACAGGAATACATACCGTAGAAGAAATTGCAGCAAACTTACAAGGTTGTGAGCATATCTTCTTTGGTGCTAACATGAGTTTCAATCCTCAGACTCTAGAAGAATGGGATCAATGGCAAGATATGATTCAGTTCTTTTTGGAAAAAGGTTATCTATGCTCTTTAGATGTTCCAATGAGTGCAGTTGAAGAATTCAATGAAGGTGGATTAAATGAGTATGACAATTTTATTCCACAGATCAGTGTGCGTATTCCTTACATTAAATTATGGAACTATAACACAATGATCAAAATTGACGACAAAGATTTTAATGCTACCAATCCCGGCGTGTGGACACACAGTCTACACGATCTCAAAGATCGCAGTAAGTTCACTGAATGGTCTAAATACAAAAACGACAAAATAATTAAATGAGCAAACCAAAAATTAAAACTGTCACCGCAGGCTTGGTCGGAACTAAGGTTAGCAAAGATCATGCTGTTCGGGGAACTGAAATTCATGAAATAATAGCCAAATCTAATCCCTCAATGAATCATGGTAAGGGTGCTGATTTTCCAAAATTTGATGCAGAACTCAAAACAAAAGATTCAAGTTCTAGATCTGCATATGGTATTGCATCAATGTCTATTGACGATATTAAAAATATAGACTATAATAGTTCTGTAGTAAAAGAAAAACTTCAGCAACAAATTCATGTTTCAGTAAATAACGGAACAATTTCAGGTATAGCAGTTTACGATTTTAGACCACAGTGGATTCAAGATAAAATTGAAGAAGCATACGAAAATGCTCGTGCTTTAATAAATCATGGTAATTGTGAGAATTATATTTACGGATCTAAATATGGATATTTTGAAAAAAGACATAATCGTAAAACTCAATATCAATTTAGAATAACAGTTGGCGCTATGGACAATATTAAAAAAATGTCTACAAGTCAAGTTAATAACACTACACTCTTTGAATAAAAATGAATGATCTATCAATGATTTGGGTCACCTTCCGTAAAGAAGGTATCCATATGTATCCAGCAGCGGCAACAGATCCTGCGTTAGCCACAGGCGACGAATACGATGTCAGTTTCCTTGGAACTCCACATCGACATATTTTCCACTTTCGTGTTTCTATCCAAGTTTTCCAAGATGATAGAGATATTGAATTTATCCAGTTTAAGCGTTGGCTTGAAAAGTGCTACAGTGATGGCACATTAGAGCTCAACCACAAATCCTGCGAAATGATTGCTCGTGAACTTAACACGACAATTATTGCAAGATATCCTGGTCGCAAGACCACGATTGAAGTAAGTGAGGATGGCGAGAATGGCGCTACCCTTATGTTTAATAACTCTCTTTATCTTTAATAAGAAAACAAAATGGCACAACCTGCTTTTATCCAAAAAACCCTCCGTA